CTTCTCATCCTTGAACTCGCTGAACCCCTCGCCGGGTGTCCCGTGCCACAGGTCCATCGGGGTGCCGTCTTCGTTCTGCAGGTCTTCGTGCATGCCCTCAAACATGGCAGCGCCACCGTCGGCGTAGGTCATGTCCGGGCTGGTCGGGTCAAACTTACGGGCCGACAGAGCGCTCTTCACCTGCTCAGGCTTGAAAGCGACATATTCTTTCGATCCGTTGGGGTGATGCGCAATAATCCCATCAAACCCAGATCGGCGGATCGTGTCGTGGATTTCATTCTGCCCAAACTGGTTGACCATTGTGCCGTCGGGCGTGTCGCTTAGGAACAGGTCGCGCACAGTGGCGGTGCCGTCGTCCAGCTTCTGTAGTATCGCGTCCCGCTGGGTTTTTTCGTGGGGTGCAATGCTGTGCTTGGTCAAAGCCTGCTTGATGTAATCGACCCAAGCCGGGTTCTTCAAATATTCATCGTGAAACGGCTGCTTGATGCTGGCATGCAGCTTTATGACCTGCCCAAACGGCATGGCCTCTTTCCGGTCGGCCCGGATACCCTGCGCAAAGTCACTGGCGACCTCCGGCTTGTCGGTCATGTAGATGCCGGGGCCGTAGTTGCCATAGGCAGACGGTTTGAACTCCTTGAAGTTCTGCCCCTCCATGTTGCGCTGCGTCCCTTCAAAGTCGATCTCGTCAGTCCAGCCCTTTTTCGCGACCTGCAGGGCATTGCCGTGGTACAGCTCGTCGGGCACCAGCGGGTGGTTGTCGCGCATGAACTCAACAGCACCGCCACGGGCTTTGTTCATGTGCTTCTGGTTGGGGTCAAACTTTCCATTGTTGTAGATCGACTTGATCTGGTGCGGTTCCTTCAGGGCCACCACAAGGTCGCCGCCCTGACTGGAGGGTATCCATGCGTCGTGACCCTTGGCGCGCAGCGTGTCGAACCAATTAGATTGGAGCCTTTTGTAGTTTTCCCCAATAGCCTCGTCGGGAAGTTCTCCCGTGTATGGGTTTTCGGCCTTCACATAGGCGGGGATCACGCGAGACTTTCTGTTGGGAGGGTCGTTGGGCGGGTAGTAACCCATGCTGTCGTTGCTTTCAGCATACATTGATGCCACTGCGGGGTCGCGGGTGAACCATGCGCCGTGCCGACCGACGTTAAACGAGGTAAAGTCCTTGTCCTTGCTGGTGCCAGTGTAGAAGACGTGCGGCTCACCATCGGTGTGCGTGACACTGTTGCCAAACCAGCTCTGGAAGTTGTCGTTGCTGGTGACGGAACCACCCTCGGCGTACTTTGACATCGCAGCTTGCTCAGCCAGATTGCGACCAATGAGGCTGCCCACGATAGGAATTCCGGTAAGCTTACCGAGGCGGCCGCCGATAGTACCGGCCCGGGACACGTCATCAAGCGCACCCTGAAGCCTTTCTGCACCGTCTTCAGGCACAAGCATTTGGTCTATCAGCTGCTCTTCTGTCATCACGGAGCCGCCGCGATTGTACCCATAGCGCTCCTGCGCCCAGCCCTGCGCCCAGTCGGGGATGCTGTCACGGCTGTAGCTTGGGCCCCACGCGCGGGGATCGCCCACGTCGAAGTGCATGTTGTTGTCGTAAAAGCCAATACCCCGGAAGCCTGCATTCCATGCTGCGTCTGCAAGGGCCAGTCGCTCCTCGTGGGAGAGATGTGACGTGTCGATGTCGTAGGCATTTCCATGCATGTGCTGGCTGTTCTTAGCCCCACCAGCTTCTTCGTTTCGCTTCGGGTCCCGATAAGCAGACACGACGGTCAGCGGCTGACCATAGGCCTCGATCAGCTTGGCGTATGCCGCCGTTGCAGCTTCAGACATGCCACCGTGATCGGCAGTGGGGCGGAAACCTTCGGTGGAGCCGGAGTATTCCTTCCCGCTGTTTGGATCAGCCTTTTGCTGAACATCGGCCGCGTCTTCTTTGCCAAACAGGCTGGTTGCCGTCTTGCCAATCTTGGAGAGCGCAGTGAGGGCATCGAGGAAGCCCGGCTGCTGACCGACGGCCAGCGGTGTCGCCACAGCAAGCTTGGGGATCGGTAGGCTTGCCATCGGGACGTAGCCGCCGTTGGCATGCACCTGACGCGGAACGTCGGGCAGGTATTTGGACGGTGCGATCTGGCCTTGTGCCCGCTCGACTGCGGTCTTGGCCCGGCGCTTTTCGAGAATGCCACCCAGCGTCAGCTTGGCGGCGCGGATAGCCTTCTCGTTGTCCATCAGATTTCCCTCTTCTTGTTCCGCACCTGCATCGCCAGCTTGATGACGTCAGAGCTGTGCTGGCGCTGCTGCATGTCGATCTCATGCTGCATCCGCACCGCGTCGTTCATCTGGTCACGGTCGACGCGCATTTGCTCCAAGCGCAGGTCTTTCTCGCGGTCGAGGTCACGGTTCTCGTCGTTGATCTGGTCGCGGCGCATCGAGTGCTCGAGCTGGCGGGCCTTGTTCTGCTCGGCCATCATCTTGACCGGATCGGGACCGACCGCACCACCCTCTGCCTTGGCGGCCTCGGGGCGCTGGGCCTTCAGCATGTCAGCCTGCGCCCGCATGGTGTCGGCGTCGGCCTTCTGCTTGGCGATCTTGATCTCCTCAATACCCTTCATCATCTCCGGCGGCATCTGATTGCGCTCGGCTTCGGGCTTCAGGAACTGCTCGGGGTTCGACCAGCCAATGGCGCGCAGAGCGGCCTTGTCGACGGCGATGGGGTCGTAAAGGCCCGGGCTTGCCGCCTGCAGCTGCTTCAGGGCCATGATCTTCATGACGCGCTGGGCGTGGCTGGCGGTGTTCGGGTCGGCCTGCGGGACCAATTCAACGTCGTTCAGCGCGGCCAGCAACAGCTGTGGGCTCCACTCGACCGTGGGCTTGCGGTTGCGTTCCCAGAAGCTTTCAGGGTGCTCGCGGAAGCAGTCGCGCAGGAGGCTAAACTCCTCGGCCTGTGCGGCATGCATGCGCTTGTGAACCGAGTTCAGGACCTTGGTCGCCTGCTCGATCATCGCCAAGGTGGTGCCAACCGGCGCATCGGCCCGACCCTCGCCAACCTGCATCTCTGACGTGCCGCCGAGGCGCATGCCGGTGGCCGCGATGTTCTCGGTCAGCCCCATCAGGGCCTGCGACGGCTCCTTGTAGGGCAGTGCCATGATGGCCTGCTGGATCGGCTGGCCTCCGGTTTTGACCTGCGCAGCACCGCCGGGCGGGATGCGGAAGATGTTGGTATTCTGGCGCGACCCGGTGTCCGAGATCAGGAAGCCCGGGAAGTTGGCGTACATACCCGCGTCCAGAAGCTCGCGCCACGCGGCCGTCACGGCGTTCGTGGTGTTGCCCAGAACGTGAAGCAGGCCGATGTCGTAGAAGCCAAAGCCCGGCACGAAGGTGTACTTCACGAAGGTCTTGCGCGGCTCAGGCATCTCGGACGTGTCTTCATCGTAGTTTCGTACGATGGACAGGATTTGCCGCGACGACACGTCGATGGTCACGCGGTACGGGATTTCCAAGCCAGACGGCTTGCCCTTGTACTTGTGCTCAAAGCCCGGGATGTCGAGTTCGCAGTAGACCTCGTAAATCTCGCGGTCGCGGTCGTCAGGGTTCAGGCTTTCGGTGCTGATACCCTGCTGGGCGGCCTTGGCCTCTTGGACGCTGTCCGGGCTTGTGACGACCGGGGTTGCCAGTTCGACGTCGCGATACACGCCGAGGATTTGCAGGCGCTTCACGGTCGACGGCTTGAGGTACACGCGGTGCGTCACCCGGCGGGCGTTCGACAGGTCGGTGGCGGCGTTGTTGACGATCAGGTCGTCAGCGTCGACGCTCTCAGAGACCGGGCGGTTGCGCAGCGGGCAGTAGTAGACCTTTTTGAACGACGTGCCGCCGAACCCCAGCAAGAGGAACATGCGGTCTGTGTCCGGGTAGTATTCGGTCGCGGTCGAGGTCAGGTAATGGTTGAAGTCCTTCTCGAAGGCGTCAGCCATCCGGTCGCGCTCAGCCGAGCTGGTGTTGCCGTCGTCTCTGATCTTCACCGGACCATCGGTCGGCAGCATCTCAGAGCGAGCGTTGGCTTGGAAGCGCAGCACGGCTTCCTGCAAGAGCGGGTGCCGGACCTTGGACATGCCCTCGACCGGCGCACCGTCGTTGCTCCCTTGGATGCCGGGCAACTCAATCTTGAGGCCAAGAAGCTTCATGCCCTGCGCCCGATCCTCGACCCACTCCTTGCGGCTCATCAGGTCGTCATCAATCCCGCGCAGAAGGTCTTCGGCGATGGAGCCCAGCTCCATGTCGGAGATGTCCTCGACGAGGTTGTCAAACCAGCCCGAAGGACCCTTTTCTTCGCTGTCCTCAATGGGTTTGCCATCGAGCGAGACGGTGATCGATCCGTCGCCGTGGTCGATCCGC